AATGACGACGAAGGTACTCCAGGTTTAGCAGATTGGAAAATTTATGGACGTACTGGTGTAGGTGCTACTAATATTAAGAGTTCACCAATTACATCTAGCACATTTACTACTGGTTCAAACGCATTCACAATCGCATACAGTTCAGTAGGTACTGGTAGCGTTTCAAATAGTGTAACAGTATCATTTACTGCGGCAGGTGCTACAAGCGATGCTACAACATTATTGGCAGCGTTCTCTGCGGCTGTAACTGACGCTAATATTACTGCTACATTAAACAGTGATAACAGTATTACAATTACACACCAAGCAGGTGGAGATATGTATTTTGTAGATAGTGCTACAGCATATCCAATAGCTAAATTGTTTACAGTTGGAACAACTGCTAACTTCTACCAAAGCGCAACAGGTACATCACACGCTTACACAGCTAGCTTGTGGTCAAGCATGAGCGGTACTAGCGCAATCGCTGTTCCACAAAGCACACCTCCAACAACAACTCCAGAAGATGGAACATTGTGGTTTAACAACGTTCTTGAAAATGTTGACATTATGGTTAACAATGGAACACAGTGGGTTGGTTATTTAAACTACACACAAAACGGTGTAGGCGGCACAACAACAGATCCGAATGGTCCTATTGTTAGTGCTACACAACCAACAACACAAAGCGATGGTACCCCATTAGCTAACGGCGATATTTGGGTAAGCACAATAGACTTTGATAACTATCCACACATTTACAAGTATGATTACTTGAACAAGAAGTGGGTGTTAGTTGACAACACAGACCACACAAGCGAAAATGGTATTATTTTCCATGACGCACGTTGGATGGACATGTCAGGTTTAACAGGTACAAACGTAGGTTTACCTGCTCCAGACAGTATCCAATCATTGTTGTCTAGCAACTTTGTTGACTTTGACGCACCAGATCCTGCTCTATATCCAAAAGGTATGTTGCTATGGAACTTACGTCGTTCAGGTAACAACGTATTGAAATATCACAAGAATTATATCGATGTAACACAACGTAGTGACCGTGTTGGCTTGCCAGCTGGATCACCGCAAACTCACTTCTATACAGATATGTGGGTAAGTAACGCGGCTAACAACGTACACGGTGTTGGCGCATTTGGACGCAAAGCACAACGTACAGTTGTTCTACAAGCTCTAAACGCATTGATCGAAGGTAATCAAGGAATCCGCCAACCAGACACAGTTATTTTCAACTTGTTAAGTTGCCCAGGATACTTAGAAACTCTAAGTCCATTAATTGGATTAAACACAGACAACGGACAAACAGCATTTATTGTTGCTGATACTCCAGCTCGTTTAACACCAGATGCTACAACATTAAGCAACTGGGGTAACAATACAGGATTAGCCGCAGTTGACGGTGAAGATGGTCTAATTGCTACTGATGCTTATTCAGCAGTTTATTACCCATGGGGCTATACAACTGACTTGTTAGGTAATGACATTGTTGTTCCTCCAAGCCATATCATGTTACGTACAATCGCACTAAGCGACAATGTTTCTTATCCATGGTTTGCTCCAGCTGGTGTACGTCGTGGTGGTGTAACAAATGCTAGCTCAGTTGGTTATGTAGATAGCGCAACTGGCGAGTTTGTAACAGTAGCATTGAACGTTGGACAACGTGACACATTAGCAGGTATCCATGTAAACCCAATTACATATCTTGCTGGTACAGGCTTAGTATGTTATGGACAGAAGACACGTCAATTGATTGCTAGTTCGTTGGATCGTATCAACGTAGCACGTTTAGTAATTTACTTACGTTATCAGTTGAATGCTTTAGCTAAACCATTTGTATTTGAACCAAATGATACAATTACACGTAACGAAATCAAACAACAAGTTGAAAAACTATTGTTGAACTTGACAGGTGAACGTGCGTTATATGACTATCTTGTTGTTTGTGATACAAGCAATAACACACCAGCAAGAATTGATGCCAATGAACTACACGTTGATATTGCGATTGAGCCAGTTAAGTCAGTCGAATTCATCTATATTCCATTGCGTCTAGAAAACACTGGCGCAATCAAAGGCCTTGGCGCATAATTAGGAGAAATTAAATGGCAATCGCTGCACTATCAAACTTTACAGTACCTTTAGCATCAGACCAGAGCGCAGGCTCTCAGGGTATGCTAATGCCAAAATTACAGTACAGATTCCGTCTGAACTTTGAAAATTTTGGTGTTAGCGGTTCTACAACTGAGATGACCAAGCAGGTCCAAGATGCTGTTAGACCAACAATCGAACTTGAAGATCAAGTGATTGATATCTATAACAGCCGTATCCACTACGCTGGTAAACCAAAGTGGGGACCAATAACAGTTAAACTACGTGATGATGTAAACGGTAACGTTACACAGCTAGTTGGCGAACAAATGCAAAGACAGTTCGATTTCTTCGAACAAAGTTCTGCGGCTGCAGCTGGCGATTACAAGTTTACACTACGTATCGAAATGTTAGACGGTGGTAACGGAACAGTTGCTCCTAAATCATTAGAAACATGGGAATGTTATGGTTGCTATGTTCAAAAAATTAACTACGGTGCTATTGCTTACAAAACCAATGAACCAGTTGTTATTGAATTATCAATCGTGTTTGACAATGCTGTACAAACAGCTGGCGGATCTTTAGGATCAGCAAACGCAGTTCAGACAGTACGCGGTACAAATTCACTAGGTGCTTAATACAACTAACCCACATACGTGGGTTTTTTGTTGACTAATCATTAACTGCCCAGTTAATTCTTTCGATAAATATTAGTATGGCATTCACATCTAATTCTAATGTAACTCTTGATAAAGCTAACTTGTTAAATGGTCAGCAGGTAAACTTGCGAGACCAACAACACGCATCTAAGATGTTTACTGTTGATCAGTTTAGACTGGCACCTAAACACAATTTCTTATTTCATGTAGCGTTTAATATCAATCAAAATGCTTTGACTAATCCAGCTCTTGTACAAAGATACGGACAAGAAATTAATATGTTAGTTAAGGGTGTAGACATTCCTGCTATAACTATACAAACAGAAGTATTAAATCAATACAACAGAAAAAAAGTTGTACAATATCAAACTAATGTTAGAGAAGTAAAAGTTAAATTCCATGACGACAATATGGGGTTGATTAATCACTTGTGGCAACAATATTATGGATACTACTACGCAGATCCAAGTGCCGCAAAAAACAATGCCTATACAAGAAATGCCACGAAGAAAAGTGATTACATTACTTCGCCATATGGTTTTGACGCAGGCAGTACTGATCCGTTTTTTAATTATATAACAATCTATCAAATGGCTAGACACGAGTTTGTCAGCTATAAATTAATCAATCCTATCATTACAAATTTTAGTCATACAGGTATGGCTTACAGTGACAGCAAAACTGGTGAGTGGGACATGACATTGATGTATGAAGCAATTGCCTATGATGTCGGCGCAGTATCTGCTGGTGCTCCAGAAGGGTTTGGACTTACACATTATGATACATCACCTAGTCCATTGAAAGGAACAAATCCTGATCCTACAGTTAACGATCCTAGTTTTGTAACAAGTTTAGATACGACAGGATTAAATGTTGGAATACTTAACAATGCTGTAGCTACAGTAAGTACATATCAAAATAGTCAGTCAGGCGGATCAGGTTCTACTCTTAGTAACATTGCCGGCGGACTGGCGATCGGTGCGGCAGCCATTGGTGTAGGATCGGCGGCACTTAATGCGCTTGGCGGTATTGGTGGCATTGTTAGTGGAGTTAAGAATGCTGTCGGCGGACTTACAGATGCGCTATTTCCAGGAACAGATAGTGCTTCAACAGGATCAGATACAGTAGCGGCTATTAGCAGTGGTATAGACCAGGCAGCGGCAGACGCATCGCAAGCGGTATCAGACTTACCTCAACCAGATCTTGGAGCGGCAGCTGACACAGCTAGTAACTTCTATGGTAGTAGTTATGATCCAAGCGCAGGATGGAGTGATTAATGTCTACTGGAAATTTACCTATTGTAACACCTACTGGTGTTAAAACTACTAAACAATTTTTTGACAACTATTTTGTAAACCCTGTTAGTTTTCCATCAGGAGAAATAGATGCCACAGTTGGCTTCTTTCAAAAAAGAGGCTTTGATAATAATAGTGCTAAAAGTACAGCAATCGTACTGTTAAACCAAGCACGTATAGAAAACGTCAGCGTGTTTCAATTGCTCGACACATTAAAGGCATTGACGGACGCACAGTTAAGTCAGGTAGTGGCACAGATATTAAATGCCTATAGAGAAAAAACTAGCCTGCTAGGTTACAGAGTTACTCCATCTACTAACGCTTACGAATCGCGCAACATATTGGTGTAATTTATGGCTAAATTTGCTCGCGGCAAGTATACTATGAAACATCCTGAAAAATATGTAGGCACAAAGGTTCCGACATATCGTAGCAGTTGGGAATGGAGCTTCATGAATTTTTGTGATAACAATCCTCACATTATGAAATGGGCCAGTGAAGCTATACAAATTCCTTACAAAGATCCATTAACTGGAAGACAAACTATATATGTGCCAGATTTCTTTATTCAGTACTTGGATAAGTCAGGTCGTATGTTAGTAGAACTAATTGAAATCAAACCAGCAAGTCAGACAATTTTAGAACGTGTGGGTAAGAACAAATACAATCAACAGCAGTTTGTTAAGAATCAAGCTAAATGGGCGGCTGCCAATATTTGGTGTAAACAACAGGGTATAAAGTTCCGTATTCTTAACGAAAATGATATATTCAGCCAAGTGTAAGCATAAGTAATATATGACCAAGAAACTTGAAGAACTATTAAATCTTCCTGAAAGCAAGAAAATTGTCAAAGAGGAAGAGAAAAAAGCTAAAAAAGCAGAAGTAGCGCAACCCTTCATCCGAGACATGAGCGATTTTGATAAAATATCAGCCGCACTACCGCAAGTTAAGGGATTAGGCGATATCGCCGATGGCGAGCTCGACGACCTAGCTTTGAAAGCTACAAATGCCTATGAAGATATCATGGACCTAGGTATGAATGTAGAAGCACGATATAGTGCTAGATTGTTTGAAGTAGCCGCAGGTATGCTAGGACATGCAATTTCTGCCAAAAGTGCAAAACTTGATAAAAAGTTAAAAATGATCGATCTCCAGTTGAAAAAACAGAAGCTAGACAATGATGCCAACGGTGTCGACGACAGTGTCAGCATACCCGGAGAAGGTGTTATTATTTCAGATCGTAATAGTTTGTTGGAAAAATTAAAGAATTTAAAATAAATACAATACTAGGATCCAACTATGAAATCATTTAAAGAATACTTAACAGAAAGCAAAAAAGTCTACGAATTTAAGGTAAAAATTGCCGGTGAATGTCCAGACGATTGTGTAGAACAAATCAAAGCAAGTTTAGCTCAATTTCATGTTGCTTCTGTATCATCCGGTAAACGTACACCTATACAAGAACGTCACTCAGAATTTCCAGAACATAAAAATGTTAATATGACTGTGTTTGATGTTACTACTCATTATCCAGCAAATTCGCCACAAGTTCACAATTTAATAGCTAGCGGATTAGGAATGGCAGCTAACAGTATTAAAGTTAAGACTATGGCAGAAGAAAAAGAGCATGCTATTAATCACGCTCACGATGTTAAAACAGGCCAAGCACTTGTTGGTAAACCACAAGACCCTAGTGATCATAGTGACCTAGTTGACGAAAAACATAAAATGAATTTCTTGCAAGAACTAAGCAAAGAAAAACATCAAGGAACACAATATAAAGGTTATAATGACAGCATCTTAGCACCAAGTGTTCCGGGCATGGCTAAAGAATATAAAGTAAAAGAAAGCACAGTTGAAAAAGCTCATCGTAGCCCTGTTGCTAAACGCGGTGACGACATCGGCAAAAAAGCTATGGAGAGCAGATAATGAATTTTCAAGAATTAGCGGCTAAACTAAAAAATATCGAAGAAGGCAGTGATGCACCAGTTGAGGAATGTGGCGAGATGCCTATGGCAGTGATGCATTCTGAACCACCTAAACAACAAGACAATGTAACAATGAATGTCAGTATGAACGGTCAAGGTCCTAATGGCATTAAAGATTTGATGAGCATACTGCGTAACATTGAAAATGGTGGTAATGTTGACGCTGAACCAGAAATGCACGATGAGCCATTGATTGGTAGCGCCGAGCCAATGAGTGCCGGCCCTGAGATGGTAGCTGATGAAACTATGGGTGACGATGGCGAATCATTTGCCAATGCAGTTAAAGGTGCATCTGGTCATCATGTACATGGTATTGATGCTGTTACATTCAGCGGCGATGATATGAATTCAAAAGGCAAGGTAAGTCCACATGCTCGCGCACCTGGTACTAATGCGCTTCGCCATCACGGTAATCATCAACATATAAGTGAAGGATTAGTAGAAAGATTAAGTAACCTATATGAAGAAGTTAAGACTCGCAAATTAAATGAAGGGTGTTTAGAAGATCCACAGAAACATGTACTAGCTCACATACTTGCTACACACAAACATGATCATAAACAACTACAAACAACTGGTCAAGCACCACATGAATTGTATGAAAAATTATACGATTACTATTGGGATGATATGCCATACGGTATTAAGAAACATCCAGATCATCAAGTTAGACATGATCATGTAGTTGGTCGTTGCAAACAAGACATGATGACACCAGAGTGTCAAATGGCTATGTCACAGTATGCCCCAAAACCAGCAATGGCTATGACGCCTGCTCCGATGCATGAAGATCAAGATATTGAATTTGAAGAGGCACATGATCCAAATAATGCAAGCGATCATTATGAGGATGAAGAGAAAAAGATTCGACATCTAATGCGAAAATATGGGTGGAGCCGTCAAGAGGCATTAGAATACTTCCATTATGAAAAACATGATCCTAAAGATTATGAAGATATAGAAGAAGATCAAATGGCAAAAGGCGGATTTTATAATCCTGCAAATGACGCACCTGCTCCACAAGGACAAAATCCAGAAGCACCTATGAAAGGTAGCCAAGCAAGTATGGATAATTTAAAA